GTTGTACTTGCTGAAGGCTTGCATTGAGCTGATTTTTTTATAGCGTTTGATATGGTTTAAGACTTTAATTTCCTGACTCATAACTTTCTCCTATAGGTCAGGCTCAACAAATGAGGGGTATTTCCTGACCTAACATTATTGGGGTCGCTATTAATTTTTAATCCCGCCCCTTGATTAATAAAAAATGTGTCTTCCTATCTTACGTCTAACACCCAAGCCTTCCGACCAGTACGGCTGTATATCGTTACGATGGTAGAACACAGCGCCACCAGTAACATCAACCAAGGTTGTCTCAGCGTGGATAGCGATTGATAGTGCCAAGGTATAAGCCTCGGCATCGTCAATCGTTTCTGGCTTGCCATCGCACCAGTATGAGAAGTGGCATTGATGGCGAATAGGGTGACCTGCCCAATATTTAGCTTGTTTGGTAACTTCGCAGGGAGTGTTTGGGTAGTCAGGGGATTTAACTCTATTGATTATCGTATTAGCTACGGCTACCTGTCCCTCTAGTGGTTCTGAGCGAGCCTCGAAGTAGATAGCCATAGCAATACAAGCAACTGAGGTAATCATAAGCAGTGGTGCGCGCTAATGATGGATGACTCGTAGCCCATAATGGTTTCGTAGGCTACAGCGCGTAATCGTTGGAGCGTAAACTTCTGAATCTCTTTAGCTGTGGATAAGTACTGAAAGTCGGCTAAGTCGTAGATAAGAGCGTCAAACTTGTCTATATCATCGCCTATGGCAACCTCTAGTAAGTCTGGCTGAATGGTTCGCAAGTGCCGCCAAACGATGTCTAATACTAACTCTGTGGGCTGAACCTTATCGTCTGTTATTAGTTCAGGCATATTCTCTAGCAGGATTTTAGTAATTTCTGCGCTCATTATTTGCACTCCTTGAAAGTGTTTTTGTAATCAGGCCAACCAAAGTCGCCATCTGTATCTATAAACAATTGGTGCATTTCGCAGTAGGTATCACCCTCTATCTGCTGCACTTCTAAGTCTGTTTCGCTTAAAAGAACACCCATGGAGCTAGCTAGGGTAGCGAGTGCTATCACTATAACACCTGTGCCTAGTATATTCTTCATGATGCAAACTCCAATTGAACATTTCTAACAATAAATTCTTCTATAGAGCCTGTGTAAATTGTCTCCCAGTAATTATCGAAACCATGCTCTTCACTGAAATTGCTAATGCGCTTCTGAACTTGCACATCTTTGCGGTCTATTGTGTAGCGATACTCAGTATCACCGTGGGCTTGATGGCTGCGCGTAATCTCTGCGCGACTATTGGCTGCAATGAATGCTTCTAAGATTGGGCGACGGTCAGTCTTGGCGATAAAGAGTGCCTTTCTGAAATACTCTGCTGCGCCTGTAGGGTAGCCATCGTGGTGGATATAAACGCAGATGTCTTCTGCTGCCATTGAGTTATTCGTGAAAAGGTAAGTTGCTCTTGTAGACATATTATTCTCCTTGTTTTTACAATACGTTAAATAGCTGATTAGGCGTACCCTAGCTATCCATCCACTCTTCGTAGCTCTTAAGCGGCTCGCCAGTGGTGAAGTCGTTACCCTTGCCATCGTCAGCGCAGGTTAGGTAAATCTCATACTCGTCAGAGTTACTGCCACGAGCCTTAGTCTGCCAAAAATCGTTTTGTTCTAGTTCCATGATGCTTCTCCTGTTTTTATTTAGTGGGCGTTCAAAGGATTTGTCTGTATCGAAGGGTTCTAGCCTTCTGCTTGTAGGGGAACGATGTTGACTAAAGTCTATAGACCGAGGTCGCACTATTTACCCTTGAGCTGATACAAACAAATCTTTTCAATGCCCTCCTTGATGCCCCCCGAAGGGGGCGGTGATTTTTAATAAGTTACAGGGTTGTAGTCTTCTGTGCCTAAAGACATTTGATAAAACATTTCCGTCCTTTGTCTAAATTTCTGTTCAGCTTCTGGAAAAGCTTCTAATAATTTAGATAATTCAAAAGTAAGATTTGCAAGGTCGTAATCTTTATCTGTGTTTTGCTTGGCTTTAATTTTAACGAAAGTATCAATAAGCTGAAGTGTGCTACCTTTTTTCATTTTGATAATCCTTCGAAGTTTGAGTGCGTAATTGCCTTCGATGTGTGTATTAAATACCCTACCGATGACCCTGTAAAGCGTTTTTTTACATATATTTCATCTTTTTTGTCATTTAATCGTAAGTTATTGTTTTATAAAGGATTAAATATTAAGATTTTTACGCATTTCAGCTATTTTAGCGCGTAATTCAGCCCCTGTGAGCATCTTTTCCTTCTTTTCGATAGCGAATATAGCGTGTGACCTATGACTCTTGGTCAGTCGGCACAGCTGTCTAAAGTTGGGCAGGTCTAGGAACTTGGTATGGTCTTGCGCTGCTTTAATGCCGTTCATAAACTCCTCCTCGGTGAAGTCATTAGTAAGCGAGCGATACCAGACCTTGAACTCAGTTGAGCCAACTGGGTCCGATGCCTTCTTCATCGCTTGCAGCATTCTCCATCCCTTTGCCATCACCTCCTGTGAGATATTGCCTGAGCGCTGCGTCTGATTGGTCTGACTTTGTGATTGATTTTTGTTGATAAGAGTTGAGACTGATTTGGTCATCGAATCGTTCATTTTTAAGATACCTTTCCATGTGCTGAAAATTAGGTGAAAACTCGCCACGCATTCTTTGTATTTCTTTTGCCATGCGTTGTTTCGTGTAGTTATCTATAATGAAATCTACATCGTCAGAGTCTATCTCCATAGCAACAAAGACTTCGTGTGCCTTTGTCTTACTGCCTTTTTCACCGTAGTCAGTATCGAAAGCCTGCCATAGTCTCTCAAAGTGTTCAGGGTATTTTCTTCTTTTCACTTTTGCTCACCCTTCAATTCGCTATAAATAAAAGTCATTTTTTCATGATGGCTACTTACCGCTGTAAATCCATCATGAGTTAAATTAGCTCCTTCCATATCTGTAATAAGGTTATCTAAAGCCACTTCTAGTAAAGATATAAGAATCTGTTTATGCTCGTTTGTTAAGTTTTCCATTGCTATCTCCTTTTAAATTGCAAGTAAGCCGCAAGTAAGCCGCAAGTAAGCTGCAAGTAAGCCGGCAGGGTACTTAATATGCATTATTTTAAAGTACCTTAAATGCGGTTATTAGACGTACCCTACGCTTTATTTTCTTGTCTTCTATATTCTAAGTCATCAAGTATTAAGTTTTCTAACTTGTTCACTATATTCAAGTTATGAACTACCGAAACAGTTTCAGGAAGTTGAAAATCTGCGTCTTTTAATTTAGCGCGTAATCTTTTTTTCTCAGGTTTTAATAAACTTAAGATAGTTTTCAACTCAATAATAGTCACCACTAAAAGACTGTGCTTGTACTCATCTTCCATTCTAGGTTCATTCTTATCGTTCATTACAATCTCCTTAAATTTTAAGCAAAGTAACCTTAAAGGCGCTTCACGCCCTTTTTGGATTTTCTATAGCGCTAACTGATTACCAGTGTATCGAATAGGGTATCTATTCAACCGTATTAAGCATTAACGGTTGAGGCTCTTTCGCTCACAAGTGTCGCCGTCTCTTGGGTTTAATTATTCCCAAGCCTGAAGCCCACTGGTTCAGTGTCGGTAGATTAGGTGCTAGGGATATAGAAGGGAGGCGTGATAAGATTACCTAAGTCGGGTGACCGTATCTTCCTCGCTCTATATCGGACTTTAGGTGCGCCAACACCACCGACTTACCTATTAAATACTTTTCCCATCGTGGTGTAAACTCTTAAACCATAAATAAATCGTTTTACTTCTGTAAAAGAATAGTATACCTTGTCCTAGTCATTTTGACATTACAGGAGAAGGCATAATGAAAACATCTAATGAAATCAATGAGTTAGCCGCAGCTATGGCTATCGCCCAAGGGCAGATGGGTGCTGCGTATAAGAACAGCTCAAACCCGCACTTTAAATCGTCATTCGCTGACCTAGCATCTATCGGTGATGTTATTAAGCAACCTTTAAGCGATAACGGCTTATCCGTAGTTCAGTTCCCTATCAACAACGAGCAAGGCGTAGCAATCACCACGCGAGTCATGCACAAGTCAGGGCAGTGGATAGAAGAATCGTTCGGCATCAAGCCTGTTAAAGCAGGTCCACAAGAATACGGCTCCTTAATTTCTTATTTTCGCAGATACGCGCTCGCAGCTATATTTGCTATTCCACAGACAGACGATGACGCTAATGCCATGCAGCTCGCAGCGGAAGCCCCTAAGAAGCCCGTAGACGCGATTACAAGCGACCAAGTAAAAGCCCTAGTGAATCTATTAGCGGGAGATGAAAAGCTCAAGGAGCAGCTTATGGACGCTTATGGCATAGCTCAACTAGAACACCTGCAAAGCAATCAGTTCCGACCAGTGTACGACAAGATTAATAAACTGAAAGGAGTAAAAAAATGATAATAGATGCAAAGGAAAGGTTTACATCACCCGACCAAAGAGATGATAATAAAGGCTTCTTTTACACAACACCTAAAGACTTTGACTCTGTAGCGATAGCCGCAAAGCTAATGGCATTGATGGAAGAACACTTGGAGAAAGACGATGGAAACAGAACGCGAGCTGACAGACAAAATCAGGAAAGCCAGATACGCGATATTGATGAACCTTGATTGGTTATCTCATACCACTAGCGAAGAAGCGGACAGAGTTAAAAACACGCTTCAAAAAGCCTTAGACATTTTGGATGGTAAAGATGAGCAAGGGCAGTAAGCCTAGACCGTTATCGGTCAGCCAAAAACAGTTTGAAGATAACTTCGATAAAATTTTCAGGAGCAAGGAAATGGAACTAGACCCAGTAGTAATTGACGAGCAGCGTTATAACGACCCTGCACCACAGAAGCTAGAACCGCTAGAAGACACTGTTGAATATGATACCGACCTAGCAACGGATTCTTATAAGCGCCACGAAATGGTACGGCTAATTCTTGAAGACTTTGAAGAAAAGGAAAGCAAGAACTACCACGAGCTTGGTTTAATACTTTGGGGATTCGTAGAGGACGAGCTAGATATGCAGAAGCTCAGGCTGCAAAAGGAGGCTACATGATTATTATAGATTGCGAGCAGGGTACAGAAGAATGGTTTGAAGCGCGTATGGGCGTTCCTAGTGCTAGCAACTTCAGCAGAATATGCACGACTACTGGTAAATGGTCTGCACAGGCTGATAGCTACATTAACGAACTAGCAGCAGAGGTTATTACAGGCAAGCGTTCAAACGGCTTTGTAAGCGATGCCATGCTGCGAGGTGTGGAGTTAGAAGAGCAAGCCAGAAAGAATTTTGCCTTTATGTACGATTACGAAGTTGACGAGGTTGGTTTCTGCATTAACGAACAGCTAGGCGTTGGTTGTAGCCCCGATGGATTGATACGCGACAACATGGGCTTGGAGATAAAAGCCCCATTAGCCCATAACCATCTAGCGTATCTACGAGACGGAGTGCTACCGACAAAATATATACAGCAAGTGCAAGGTAGCTTGCTCGTGACTGATAGAGACGTTTGGAATTTCTACAGTTACCACCCAGATTTCGGCGAGCAGTTGATGGTCGAAGTACACAGAGATGAAGAGTTTATCGGTCTGCTATCAGACCATTTAATAAGAGCAACAGACCTAATCGGCGAATGTGTCGAGAAATTTAAAAAAGGAGAAGTGTAATGTCACTCAATAAAGTAATGCTAATCGGTAATGTTGGGCGCGACCCAGAATTTAAATCTACTGCTAACGGTACAGCACTGGTCAATATGCCCATCGCTACTACAGAAAAGTGGAAAGACAAGCAGGGAATGCAGCAAGAAAAGACAGAATGGCATCGTGTCGTAATGTTTAACAAACTTGCGGAGCTTGCGGGGCAGTATGTAAAGAAAGGCTCGAAGCTCTACATAGAAGGCAAGATTACTACCAGTTCCTACGAGAAAGACGGCGAAAAGCGTTACAGCACCGAAATCATTGCTAGCTCTATGCAATTCTTAGACTCTAAGCCTCAGTCAGCACCGCAGCCGCAACACAAACCTGCACAGCCAGATAACCCCTTCGGTAGTGACTTTGACGATGACATTCCGTTTTAGATAAAAAAAGCCCGACTAGGTAGGAAAAAGCAAAATCCTAGTCGGGCTTCAACTTCTTTTCAAGGAGAAGGCACATGGCAAGTAACCATGTGACCCAAACATACCAACAAGGACTTAGAAATGCAAACAGCAAATATCGGTGCAAGTATCATAGAAGCACAGCACGTTAAAAGAATGACTACAGTTGAACTAGCCAATAAGCTCAGAGAATCGCGTCAGGCGGTTTACTACACGCGCAGACAGAAGTCGGCATCAATCCATAAAGTTCAGCAACTGGCAGAAATCTTCGGTTATACGGTAGACGAATTTATCGCCTTAGGAATTAGCGATGCGTAGCACTATAGACGCAGAAAAAGAAGAGCTGCGCCAACAGCTAGAGCGTGACACTAAACGCTACCTAGAGGTAGGCGGTAAAATCAAAGTAATGCGAGGGCAAACTTACTCAGATACCGTAGACCCCGAATGGGGCAGAAAGAGCGAGTTTACAAAACGCATGGGTGAAAATGGGACTAAAAAATGAGCGATAACCGTTTCCATATCAACTCAAGCCAAAGTCTAGAAGAGTTTACGCAGCTAATCATTGAAGAGTGGAAGCGCGACAAGTTTATTACCGTACAGTGGAAAAAGGGTAAGAGGCGCACGAATGCTCAGAATAACGCCTTAGCGGTCTACTGCCGTCATTTAGCAGAAGCCCTTAACGATGCGGGCTATGATATGAAGCGCACCCTGAAGCAAGAAATAGACATACCTTGGACTGAAGACAAAGTGCGAGAGTTTCTATGGAAGCCGATTCAGCTGATAGTGATTAACAAAGAGTCCACGACCGAAGCCAATACGGACGAGTATTCTAAGGTCTACGATGTTCTAAACAGGCAGATAGCCACCAAGTTCGGCGTAAGCGTACCGTTCCCATCACGAGAAACCTATGAAACTGAAAATTGAGATAGACGAAAGCGAAGCTGAAGAAATTATGGAACTGGCGCGAGAGTTAGCCTACTGCGTTGAATCACTTAAAAAGCAAATTAAAGAACTGAAAAAGGTCTGCGATGAACAGAAAAAAATGTCTTGAGACCATACAGCTATTGTCTCGTATCGCAGCGGCAGATGATAACGGCTATGTACAGTGTGTATCTTGCGGAGTCATTAAGCATTACAGAGATGGAATGCAGGGCGGTCACTATATCCCGAAAGGCAGCAGCTCTTATTGGGCGCTAGAAATTGAGAATGTCCATCCGCAATGCGTTGGCTGCAATATCTTCGGTATGAAAAGTGGCGCAGCCGCTCAAGAGTACACGCTGTGGATGGAAGATATGTATGGGCGAGACTTCGTGCAGGAAATGCTTGAGAAGCGCAGAAACCCAATTAAACTTTACAAAAAAGACTACGAAGAAATGTACAAAGAGTGGTCTGAGTTAATTAAATATCATCAAAACCGCATAGGAGACTGTTGATGCGCCCAACCCATGCAGTAGTAAATGGAAAAACAGTAGAGCTATTAACCAGTGTTGAGCTAGAAGAATGGAGCTATAAATTAAAAGAATTCAAGGGTGAAGATTATCGTGGTCTTTTAACCCTAATGATTTTCTATAATTTGTTTGATGATTTTTTAGACTCAGATGAACAGATTTGGGAAAAGTACAAAGTTTTTATGAACACAACAAACGAAATGAGCAGAGAAAGCGAAACCACACACTAGGAGAAAGTAATGGAAGATTTAATGCAACCAATGAGCCAAGCAGAACTACAGGCTTGGATATTAACTGGCGCAAATGAACTGCCTAAAGAATCAGCAGAGTTACGCGCAGTTGGCACTCTAATCAAAATGATAAACGAGTCAGCAGAATTTTTTGCAGCGCACCCAGAATGTGCCGAAAAGTATTCGACTTATTTTGAATCTAAGAATAAGGAGTTTAATCATGGATGAGTTAATTGATAAGTGTACGCAGTGGAGTAAAGACAGAGGCATTATTCAATACGGCTCTACAGAGTCACAGTGTCTCAAGCTAGTCTCAGAGGTTGGCGAGTTATCTGACAACATCGCCAAAGGCAGGGATGTTTACGATGATATAGGCGACTGTCTAGTGGTTCTTAATAACTTAGCGGTTATGCACGGAACAAGCCTAGAAGAGTGTCTAGCGTTTGCTTACGAGGATATTAAAGACCGTAAGGGAATGATGCAGCCGAACGGAATTTTTATTAAGGAGACGGATATATGACAGAAAAGCCCTGCCCCTGCGGTGATATAGCAGGAGAGGTGATAGGGTTTAATCATCGCTCAACAGATGATACTTATGTGCCTTATAGAGTCGGATGGTATTGCCCTGAATGCAAAGCCTTTGAAAAAGCTATTGGCAGAGAGCGAGTGGTAGAAGAGTAATTAAAATTACATAAAGTGCCATATAAGAAATAAATAGTTACGTCATTGAAGTGCAGTAAAGTGTATAAATGACCATTTTATAGCGCATAAAAGTGCTTAATGTACATTATATGATACTAAAAATAGTATTCTCCGCTTTCTATCATGTCGCACAATTCAACTGCGCGACTACCTACCTGCTCAGACCAACGCGAGTCCATAAATTCAAAAGAAGCCTTAGCGTAATCTTCATTAGCCATTGCTGCTAAGGCTTTCTTGAATGTGAGCAGTCTGGTTATACCTAGATTAAAACAGATGTCTATCATCGCGTCCCTTCGGGCATTATCTAAGTCAGAAAACCAATCAAAGTTGCGTTCTAGCTCAGTAATTACCCGCTCTAGGTCATTCATGAGTAAAAAGTCTATTTCTTTACTCGTTAAACCCATGCTTTCTAGGTTACGACCAACACCGATAGTTTTAATTCCAAGCGAATCTTCGTAAACATATTTTTTGACGCCTTCGTGCCGCTTAATCATTTCTATCAGTTTAGCCATTTGTTTACTTCTTTTTAAACATACCTGTGGCATTAAACAAAGTTACCACCGCTCTAACTATATCGTGAGCAACTGGCTGCAACTTCTCAAACTCTTCGTCTATGTCATCTGCTTTTTCAATAGCAGCTTTTAGCAGCAAATCAAACGCAGCTAACTTTTCTTTACCTGCGCCATCGTCAGGGATTGTTTGTTCAATCAATTTGACAATATCAACTACCATCGTCCAAAGTTTTTTTACCCAACCAAGATAAGCTAATAAACCCATTGTCTAATCCTCGTACTCTTCATCTACTAACAAATTGTAAGTTAATGCCGATTTATAGGTTTCTAATAACCCTATAAGCACCATTGCACTTACGCCAATTTCTAATTTCTCTTCTGCCCACTGCGCTAATTCATCCATAGCAGTTTCGGCTAAACGGTCAGAGCGTGTATCGGGGAAAGGTATAGTATCCATTAGCCTAAATACCTGAATGCAGCGCCAATACCTGCCGCTATAATTATCCAAACGAAACGCTCAGTTGAGCGTGTTTTTATAACACTTTCGGAAAGTTTTACAATTTTATCATCTAGGTTATTAACCTTGTCTTCAATAGAAGATTGACGGTTAAATACTGTAACTAGCCTTTCTTCAACCCTAGCTAGCGAGATTATTGCTTCTTGTAAGCTGTCTATTTTGGCTTCAACTCTGCTTAGTCGGTCTTCCATCTTCATACCTATAGCGTTAAATCAGGTGACTTTGCGCTGTCTCTGATTTGATAAACATGGCGTATTGCTTCACCGCCGTCACGATGGAATATAATTTGGTGCATCGCGCTTGCCGCTGAGTACCCTGCCCCTGCATGCCAAGAATCTGGTGGAGCGAGAGTAGAAAAGGCTTCACAAATAACGCCATTATCTGTCTCGATTATATTCTGGTGATGCACATGACCCAGTAACCACTTGCGGTAGTTAGTGCTAGCCCACTGCTCAGGTAACATTCTGGGGAGTATAGCACCCAACTTTGCCGCTTTCACCTTGTCACCGTGATGTACAGCCAAAAGGTTCTTACCAAACTGAACAGTATGAAAGAATCCATGAGGGTCTAAGATGGTAACTCGTGGCTCTTTTGAGTAATAAAACTTCAGGATTAACGCCAAGGCGATTGCAGTATCTGAGTCGTGGTTGCCTCTAGCCATTACCACAACGCAACTCTTATGTTTCGCAAGCAACTTATCTATTGCAAATAGGAACGTCTGAGCAGCTATCTCTAGCACTACCTCGATGCGCGTATCTACGTCTAGTTTTGTACCCGCAAAAGTTGTACCGCCTGACCCATTAGCGTGGATAAAATCACCGACATTGACTAATAAACATTGTTCACTAGGAGGCGCAGCTTCTACCAAATAATCAATCGCATCTAGCATATCTGTGGAAGCAATCTTAGTGTCGTAATCTCTAGCCTTTGTTTCTCTAGCATCTGCCCTCATGCCAAAATGCGCGTCACCAATTATTATTGTTGGCAATAAGTCAGTGGAAAATTTCTTTTGCTTAGGTTTAGCTTTTGTTTTGTATTTAGGCAAACCGCTAATCAAACCATCAACAAAACTTTTTAGAGCCTGGTCACGCTGCGCTTCGGTCATTGTGCGCTTAGTCTTTAGCCAAGCCTTGTTTCCTTCATCGTCAGCCGTGTAGATGCTGCGACCAATAACAATCTCGCCTTCAGGAACGTGGCGAGTTGCATCCCAGTTGTCCGAGTAACCCGAAGCAGATGCCTTGCTTTTCACAGCGTTAACATGGTCGCGCAGCGTAGACGGCGAGATGTTAAGTATTCCCGCCGCCTTTGCACCGTTTCGACCGCAGTCTTCCCAGACTTTAATAGTTTCGCGTTGTCTGTCTGTCTTAGCGTAATCAATTAAATCTGACATCTACTTCTCTCTTTGGACGCCTTTGATTTTTTCAGCAGTTCTCATGCCGCCTAAGCCAAGCATTCCGAATAGCACTGGCATCATCGTTTGCATATCAATCAAATCTAGCTTCAAATCTAAACCACCAAACTCTAACCCTAAATTAATAAATGGAATGAGGATGAAGTTAAGAAGCATGGCAAGCGAACACACCCAACCAATACTAGGACGCCAACCTGCTACGAAAAGCGATGTATGAGCAGCCTCTACGGCGTTTAACTGTATCTGTGCCTTAGCTTGCTCGTTGGCTTGCTTGTCTGCAAGAGTCGCTATCTCATGCGCTAGTGCCGCTTTCTGGTCTTTATCTTGAATTACTTTATCTAGTAACCCAGAAACAGGAGCAATTAAACTTTGCGCGATTTGTAAAATCATAGTGAAACCCTCAATATTGCCATTACACAAGCAAACAAAACTAAACCTATAAAGCCAAAACCAATACCATCAATAATCATTCGCTTTCTTGTAGCTCTAGCACGAGCAATATCTAACCTTTGTTTTCTTATCTGTGAGCGAGTCCGCATCATATCTATCCAGACATCTTCGCCAACTGTATAAACCATAATCTCTCTAAGTTGACGCTCCATTTGCAAAGTTTTTTGCTTTGCCATAGTTATTTCTAATGCAGCAGACTCTACAGAACCTTTATCAAATAGCTTTGCCATTGTAGAAGCGTTTTGTATATTGGCTTCTATCTCTGACATTTTATCTTTAGCGTCAAAAAAAGCCGAAAACTTATGCACGAGGTCTTGAACTTCGTGTCCTTTATTTACGGCAGCATTGATATAATTAAATGCTCTACTCGCAGCAGATATTGCTGCAATAATTTCTATCACGAGTAAACTTTAATCTTAGAAGGGTCAACAAGCTTCGGAACACAATACGCAGCGACTTTAGTGGTATTGTGCTGAACGCCTCTAGCCTCACGCTTCCCCGATACAATCTGCGCGGCGAAATAATTGCAGCGATTTATATCAAAGAAGTACATGGGTTCACGGTTTGATATTATCTCGCCGTTGACCACAATCATAAGCATAAAGGCGTGAATCATTTTACTCTGGTTCAGTAGGCCAATTTATAGAAACTGGGAATCTATCCTGATTAGATATATCGCGCAAAGCCTGACGATAGTCTGTCCAATCTTGACTCATAGCAACACCAGTTTCGGTCGCACGAATAACTCGCCAATCAGACTCTTTAATCAAAGCATCTCGCTTTTTTCTCACTGCTTCGTATCGTATTGGGTCAATCTCAATTTCTGGATAATCGCCCACCCAAGTCGAAATAATGCCTTCTCCGATTACCGCTATTGGGAAAATAGCAGAATCAATAATATAAGCATCTTCAACTCTTTCGATGGATTTATGAGGTCCGATAACTTTATCTTCTATCGTTAGTTTAAGCATTACAAACCTTCCTCAATAATAGCTTTATGTTGTAAGTGTTTGGCGAATCAGTGTCCTGATTAGCGTATACGTCCCAACCTTCTGCTAAGTTATTTGCACCAGTAGACCAATTTACTTGATAAAAATCGTAATTTAGCGCGCCAAGTCTTTTTGATTCAAATGGCACAATATGATTGTTTTCTTTGTCCCAGAATCCAGTAACAAGACCGCTGTCGTTATTAGAAGCAATTTGCTGGTATCTATTACTGGCTTGCATATAATTTCCGACTTCTGGTATATCGCCATTTCCCATGTTTTTCAGCCAGTTGCTTCCTGAATTTGGAATCCAGAAACTTTGAGTCTTTACTCCAAAATATTGAAACTGTGGCGCAGAATTTGTTCCTTCAAACCAGTCTTCCAACTCTCTATCTGGCTCGTTTGAGCCGTTTATAAAATATCTATAAAGTTGAAATTCGCTCTGCTGAAAATCATTAGAAACAAAATAAAATCCATCATCGTATGTTCCTGCTTGGAACCCGTCATAATTAGAGACCCAGTATTTCTTTTCTATTGTTGGTGTTCCGTTGGTATCTGTTACAGCGTGAACCGTAACTTTGTCGCTAGTACATGAGAGCCACATAACCTTATTACCGACAACTTTCCAAGAAAGAATATATGGGTAATTATTTCCAAAAACTCCACCTGACACATTGTTAGCCGTAAAAGTTCCGTTAGCGTTTATCTTCAACAAAATGGCAGAATTATAGTCGCTCGAAGCGTTTGCGTATCTTATAAACCTGTTTCCATTTGAATTTTCTGGGAAAACATAATGCTCATATCCCTGACTATTACTTGAGATGGCTGTCGGACCAGCCAAAGTTGTCAGAGTTGTGCCAGAAACATCTAGCGTCGCTATTTTTATATTATCTCCTGCATCTTCCCAGTAAATACAACTAAATCGCCCATTAACGGCAGAAACAGGGTAAATCCCGCCATACATATTCGCAAGCGCACCCTCAGCAAAAGCAGTTATAGTGCCAAGCGTAATATTATTTGAGCCATCAATAGTTATGGCTTGAAGCTGCATTTGATAGTTGCCCGGAATAACTCCAATTATATTGTCTTGAATCTTATATAGTTGAGGACCATGAAGATGATTTATCTGATTAACCTGTTGAGTCTGCGAGTCAACTAGCGTTATCGTGGTTCCCGAGATTGTCAAAGACCTATAGAAGATGTAATTTTGACTAGCCCCCTGACATATCATCATTAATGCTTTGTCTGTTCCTGTCTCTACAACCGATAAACCTTTACTTGAACCCTGCGTATCTATTGCAGTCAACGAGCCGAATGATAAAGTCGCCTCATCATAAACAATTCCATACTGAGTAGTGCTGTGCTGTATCAAAATTAACCACTTGTCGTTAGACATTTTGGTATAAGTAAAACTCGTGATGCTAGTTGTGGCTATTGATGGGATTTGTGTTTGCGCTAGTAATCCTAAAATCTTTTTACTAGAAAATTCCCATTTGCCATCAGCGGTAGAATTATCCATCAATGAGCAAATCACATAATCTGAAGCATAGATAAAGTTTATTATCTCTCCGCTATTATTTTTTATTGAAATGTCATATTTAGAATCATTTTTAAAAGCGAAGACCGTCACGCCTTTTGATAGCGTAGTGGCATCTGGCAACGTAACAGCTTTCCCCCAACCAGTTGAAGTTAAAGAATGAGCTGCCACACTTGCTGAAGTTAAAGTCGCAGGAACCGCAGTTGTAGTTCCACCGCCGCCGAGAACTGCTAGAGTTTCCCAGCTAGCTAAACTTCCATCAGTTGATAAGAATTTTCCAGAATTTCCTGTTTGGTCTGGAAGTGCTTCAACGTCACCCCAACTTTCAACTGTTCCATTCGTGGTGAGATATTTTCCATTGTTACCAGTTTGACTCGGCAATGAGTAGCCCAACAAAGTCCAGTTTGCATCCGCGCTTGGGTCAGTTGTTCCGCTAGTAGTTGTTTCTGCTCGATACGTTTGGAAGTCAATACCAGAAACAGCCGCATCTCCTGCGTCATAACTTTGACCGCTTACCCAGAGACTTGCTCCGGCAGTTAATCCCGCCGCTGTTGCGCTAGCAGCAGATTCCGTTGCGCTTGTAGCAGAATCCGAAGCGTAACTTTTGGCGCTATATTCGCCGCCCGCTACTACTACTCCTGTCGCTGTAGTTGCCCACGCTTTTGCCGAGCCTGTTGGAGCTGCTCCTGTTGCATTAGCAAATGCCGACCAATCAGTGCCAGAAACAGCGGCATCGTTTTTTGTCGCCCATTCTTGTGCCAGAGTTACGTTTGCATTCACTCCTGCAATGTCTGTGTTCATTGCGCCAATGCTAGTATTCATTTCGCCTTGAAAAGTTACTATCGCAGCAAGGAAAGCGTCAGCACGAGTTACAAAGGTCGCAGGTGGGTCAGTTCTAGCGGGTGCAACTGGTAGCGTGGTAAGCGTTGGGATAGTCATTAGGTCAAGCCCTCTATAGATAAGGTACACATAGACACTACTGGTCCTGTGAGTAATACATCAAATTCACGATAGTATCCGTAGATAATTGTACCTTCGGTATTATCTTCTGCAATCCAAACGCTTGGCGTGGTTCGCAAGTCTGTCAGAATCTTTTTAACTTCTGCAAATCGTCCAGTTTCAATAACAACATCAATATCAGCTTCGTCAGAGTAAGTACCTGCGATAACCGTAGTCCTGCCTTGAGCATCAACTGACTTAAGTGAATAGTCAATAATACCAAACGATGCACCATATTGTGAATCACCGATAGTTGCCGAAGTTCCTAGAACTAATGCACCAACTTTTGCCGTTTCACCAGAATCGTTAAATGTCACATCAATAGCCGCTTGCGAGTAAGGCGGTAAACCTAAAACACTTAACTCTTTTTTGCGGTTAATAGCTGTAAAGAAATAATCGTACCAGTTTGTTATTCCTGAATACGATGTCATTTGAAAAGTCTGATTGTAAACAACACCCTCAGATGGGTCTGTAACTGTTAACGTAATACTCGCACAGTCAACATTAATAGCAGCTAAAGCCGTAGTTACTACCGCAGGAGTTATCGTTACATCAATAATATTCGCTTGAGTTGTTTGCTCTTGTACAACATCGTTAAACATTTTGAATCTGTTGGTGCTAGATACTTCTGTCCAGTTAGTGCCGTCATCAATAGTTGGGTCGTGTCCTTGATTTGTTCCAGTATGAACTGATACATAAATCTTGTGAGTAGCAGTCGCAGCCCCATTAGCAGTAGTCGTTACCATGCAGGTATCGCCAGTTGCAAAGTTAGCAGCAGATGTCCACTCAGTTGCATCTGCCTCTGGTACATCAGTAGCCGTTAATGTGGTAGGCGTAACTGTATTGGACTTAATAACTTTCATTCTATGCCCTCACTGGCGGCAAGCCATTCTTGTCCCAACGGTCTTCGATACGAGCAGTTTTTGTTACCGCTTTAGCAACAACTAACATTAGTTCGTTCAAATTATTGCGCAATCCTACCATTTCACCGGACATTCTGTCAGTAGCCGCTACCTGAGCCCTAGTTTGCACTCTTTCACCTGCGTGTAGCTCTGCAATGTAACCATCGTAAGGCACAGAACCTAATCCACTTTGATGTCTACCATCAACAGTTAGAGTTGTAGCAGAGTTATCAGTGGCAGTATTAAAAGTGTCATTATCTACTGGCATACGAGTTGAATTAGATATGACATCTTCAAAAGTTCCGCTGCCTTGAATATCTCTAATAACTTGTGCGCTTAGACCGTTTCTTACTCCTACAGCGTGAACCCATTCCGTAGCGTATCTATCCATCTGTCGTTCAATCGGCGTACCTTTAATTTTGCCTTCTTCGACAAACGAACCCATTACAGTTCCTGCACCAGTACCTTCTACGCCATATCCGCTAAAAGTATGACCTGCCAAATTGACGTTGTAGCCAAGCGACTTAGCTATTTCGGTTAAAGTCATATCTAAATCACGGAACGGCTGTATAGCTTGCTCTGCTTCTGAATTAGTGCCGTTTTGTTTAAAGCCTAACGGTGCAAAGCCAGAAGCAAATGGTGATGTTTGGAATATATTAGCGTCACTCATGCCGCCAGTTTTAGCCATTGTCATTCCAACAGTTGATGTTGGGGTTCCCCCTTTATCAAGCATTTTAGCAACAAGAAGCGTACCTAAAACAGCCAACGTAAGAGGGTTGGTCATAAACGCTAAGGCTTTTGAACCCATAGTGGCTAAGCCGGCTTTAAAACCTGAACCCGCAAGAGCCGCAGCGGTAGGTGGACCTACAGATGTTGCTGTTGTTCCTACAGCAGTTCCCATAGCACCAGAAACAAATTGACCCGCAGCACCCATTGCTCCCGCTATAGTTGAACCAATCCCAGCCATGCCTGCGCCAGAAGCAGCAGCGCTTCCAGTAGATGCAGCAGTGCCGCCTATGTTTAATCCAGTTAGTTGAGAAACAAAACTTGAAATAATGCCGCCAAGACCAGAGGCGATAGAACTAATAATCGAACCGAAACCATTTGTGAGATTACTTAGGAAACCAGAAAGACCGCCTTGACCAAATATGGCATTGGTAATGTTCTGAGAAGCTATCTCTGAAACCATTGTGATAAATCCAGACTTAACCGTATCAAAGAAACTGCCGAAGTCTAATTTGCCGTTTGTAATAGTATCTTTAATCAATGTTGCCCAAGCAGTCTGGGTGTTTTCTACAGCAGTTTGAAAAGTTTTCTGAGCTAATGTAAGACCCTTAGAGCCGTCAGCACCACCGATAGCATCTGCGGCATCGTCTGTTGATGTTTTCAAACCGTCCATTGCAGCTTGTGTAACACCAATTGCAGTGCCAGTAGTTCCCATCTTTGTGCCAACAGATTCAGTATTTGACGCAATAGCTAACATTGAGCCACTTACTACACTAAAAGTGCCAGTTTCACTTGTTCTTAAATCAAAATTAGCACCTAAAGTATTTAAGTCTGTATTTGTGTTTTGAAAAGAGGTTTTAAGAACTCCAACAGAAGTATTAGCAGAAATAATTGCCGCACTATAATTTTCTGTTGATGTTTGAGCTGTTTCCATTTCAGAAGCAGTGTTTTTTACTTCAGTAATAAAAGAGCCAAAAGTTGTAGATATTGTTGTTGCAGTAGAATCAAGTGCGCTAAAAGCAGTATCTAAAAACCCTGTTTCTTCACGAGTAGTAACTTGCTTTGTAGCCATGTCAGCATATTTATCTGTAACTGCTTGCAGACTTGTCGCTTTGTTTTCGTTTATCGTAGCTAACTTCCTAGCTGTTTCTTCTTCACTTTCAAAAAACGAAGTAGCCTTAACCTTCATAGTCTCGTAAAAGGCTTCGATGTTTATTTTTGTGGTTTCTATAAACTGACGAACATTTAGAAAACCATTACTAAAACCAGTAACAACAAAATTTATTGCTGTAGTTGCGCCATTAGTGAAACTTGTAAAGAATCCAGAAACAACTTCTAGTATCTTATTAAACGCTGAAACATAAATATCTATATATGGTTGAAATAAACCTGATAAGTATTCAAATACTGCTTTAAATTTATCAGTTACAGCAGTTGCGAATGAAGTTACATAGCCAGATATAACTTGAAAAGTTGCGCTGAAATATCTTTTAAAATCCTCAAAGTCAAATCCAAACACATTAGACATAATTGCATAAAGCCCAACGAGTGCAGTAACAGTAATGCCTATTGGACCACCTAATAAAGTTAGCGCACCCCTAAGTATTCCAACAGCAGTAGAAGCTAACCCTGCGCTTGTTGCAGCAGATGTAAATGCGATAACCGTTCCTGCTAATGCACTAGCAATTTGACCAACAAGAATCGCCGCCAGTGTTTTAGCACCAATAGTCATAGCTTTTAGAACATCATTAAACTTTTCAGACTTAACAAAGTCATCTACTTTTCGTGAAAATTCTGTAGTTGCTTTAATAACTTTGCGAATAATAGGCTCTAGCATTTTACCCATCGTAATCGCTAAACCTTCGTTAGCAGAATTAAGACTTAGCAAATCGCCTGTCATGTTATCAAAGTTCGTTGCAGCCATATCAGTTGCAATGCTTGTGCCTGTTATAGCCCTTTCTAGCTTTCTAGCATCTCGTGAGCCATTAATCATAATAGCCGCAGACTTCATTGCCTCAGCACCAAACAAATCAGTTAGTTCGGTAAGATTCATGTTTTCAGCAGCAAGATTTTCTAGCGCACCCGCAAGACCAACCATCGAAGGTTTAAATCTATCATCAGCTTCGTTTTCTAGCTTTAATAACACTTGCCTAAAGCCTGTACCCGCTTCAGCAGCAAATAGACCGCCTTTAGCTAATAGCTGAACGCCAACATTAGCCTCTTCAAAACTTAGACCTGCCAAACTCGCAGCAACACCCGCATTCTTCATCGCTTGCGCTGTGTCTGTAATTGAGGACGAACCTTCTTTAGCACCTGCTGCCAATACATTCACAAAACGGCTAGCTTCTTCTGCACCTGCGCCAAATTGGTTAAGAGATATACCGACAGTAGACGCAGCATCAGCCAAACCAATACCTGCTGCTTCGGCTAACTTGACCGCTTCTTTTGTAACAGCAGCCAACGCTTCTTTGTTTGCAAGTAGGTCAGGCTTTGCACTAGCGATTAGCTTAAATGCGTCTGCCGCTTGGCTTGCAGATAGAGTTGTTGTTTTACCAATTAACGCTGCTTGCTCTTCGTAAAATTGTAAGTCTTTACCAGTAGCACCAGTAATAGCAGATAGCTCGCTAATTGATTTAGTAAAGCCGATAGTGTCTTGAGTAATCTTTTGGAAAATAGCGCCAACGCTGAGACCTGCCGCAGCAGCACCAAACAACTTCACAGCTTTAGAGGCTAATGAGCTTTGATTGCCAAGTTTTTCCATTTGGGCAGTAGCTTCCGCAATGCCTGTGGATTTGGCTTGTATCTCAACGGTATATAAATCAGTCGCCATAATTATTTCCTAAAACTACCTGTCCGTAATGCCTGTTTAATAGCATCGTCATCTATCGTGGCTGCTTCAATATGCTTGTAGGGTGCTACCGATGTACTGTCATGGTATCTACTAGCACAAGAAGTATAAATTGATGAAAGCCTTTTTAACGTGTGACTTTCCCACGCGCTTAATTCTATTCCAGTTAACGCACACCAACTACTGATTTCCTGCCATGTAACTTCGCTCGGTCCAATTTGTGCAAGCAAGTCTATGACATAAGAAAAAGGCGCTATGTCGGGCATAATTGGGTCAACAATCGACTCAATTCGTGCCTTCGTAGCGCCTTTCTGGTTCGTAGTGAGCCAAGCCCAGTAGCGAACATAATCTTCAAGTAGCTGGCTTAAGTAAAAATGTAGTTAGCCCTATCAGCAGCAGCTTCCAACATTTGCTCCGCAATCCATGACCGTTTTTCGTATATCATCAAAGCATTCTCTTTACTGCACTTTAGAGCTTCTTCGTTGTATACAATGCCCGACCAAGACACTGTGCATTCAGCTAATAAATCACGAACTTGTCGTTCGACTTCAGCGTCAGGCACTTTGCCATTGCGATACTTGTTTGCGTTTTTTGCGGCATTTCGTTTTTGAGCCTGTTGCCATTTAGCCGAATCACGCCCAAGTATTTTAATGCTAATACTTTTGCCTTTATCGTCTTCAAGCGTCTCACCTGTTATAGGGTGAGCAAGGTCAACACTAATGCCGCTGTTCGCAGCTTCTTTCAAATCAAATTGCGCTAAATCCATTCTGAGCTACCTTATGCAGTAACTGTCGAACGAGTGCGCTCCAAACTAATAGTCCTTTGAACTATTGAGTCTGCGCCCCCAGCGACAGTGTCAAAAGAAACAACCTTACCAGTGAAATAGTCAATTGTTCCGTCTCGGTATGTAACCTCGAAAGAATAATCTGTATCCGCTGCTAGAGCTGCGAGAACAAGAACTTGTCCGGCATCGTCATCATCACGGTTTACCGTAATTGAATCTGCGCCGTTATTGAAAGTACCTTTGTACTTATCAGTGCTGCGTTGAGCAATAGGGTTGCTCGTTACAACATTGTACACTTGACCACCAGGAGTCCAATCAGTTACTTGACCAACAGTAGTAAAAGTAAGAGCGCCATAACCTGCGTCATCAAAAGTTGCGGGTAAAGAAGCCGAAACACCAATCGTGGTTTCGACAAGGGTCTGTACTGTATCAGGCATAAATCACCTCGTTATAAATGAAATATATCGTATCGAAACGACAATTGTGTACCAAGCTTCCATTACGGTTCCTGCTTGGCGGCTTACTGAGCGTATTGTCGCAGATTGTCCAGAATATGCAACGCTACTCCCAATTGGGTAATGCGCCATAATTTCCTCTGCTTTAGTCTTTGGAGCAATCGCCCCGCCGTCTATAGGATAGCGCAAGATAACTCTAAAAATTCCACTTGTCTCGTTCATATCAGAGAGAGTCATAGAATCTATAGGGTTTGGTATGTTTATAAGCTCCGCATACGCTGTACCCGATACAGGTGTGTAAGGCATATTTTCGTAATTAACTGGAATGCTAAAAGAGCCATCTACAAAAGACTGCACGAATGCTTGGTCAATTTTTATGCTCATTTTGCAAACTTCCTAATATTTGTTTCTATTCTGGCAATGTTTTTAGCGACCATTCCATCGCGCTCTTCCCAGACTCCAACATAAGGGACATTGTTAGTCAGATAGGTTGTATCACCTGCACCGCCAATATTATTTTTCATATTAGATATGGTTTCAGCTTCACTAGAAATTGGTACAGTACCTTTAGCAGCAGAACCAACTGTACACTGCCAGTTATCTCTCATTCGACCTGTATCAACGCGAGTATCACGAATAGTTCCACTAAATAATGATATCCATGTTTGTCTAACAAATTCATCGACTGTAGAGTTAGCGCGTTTGGCTATATCGTCTGCGTTTTTGATTATCATCGTCTAGCCTGTACAAAATAAACCAACGGAACACCCGCAGGATTAGACTCTTTGATTGATACGATTGACCAGTTTGCACCACGAATGGTTATAGTATCAGTAGAAACAGGCTCAATAGTATTATCTAAAATAATCATTCGGTCACTGCTTAATATCCTAGTACCATCTACAAGCTCGTCAGCGTACTTCTGAACGATTGTATTTGGGCTATAGATAACCGTAGTACCCGCAGTTACAGTGCCTGTCACGGGGTCTATAGAGTCTCCTGTGGTGCGTTTAATCTCACCTACAGCGCCAAACTTTGTAATCAGCTTAGAAGCTGTCGCCGCCATGCTGTTATAGAAGGCTTCGCTCATTAGCCCATCACCAACGGAATACCAAGACCGCCACGAATCATAAGAGCAGCTAGCAATGATTGGCTGCGTGAATGTCTAGCGATGCGTTGGCTATCAGCTACAGCATATTCAACCTTAACTGCGCCTTTCACTTCTTCACTCTTAATGCCTACCGAGCCAGATTGTGAAAGGTTATATAAATCTTCACCCGCTTGTATGTCTAGTGCGAGCGACATCTGGCAATTTTTCACCAGTGTAGGTATTTCGTTATTCTGCCAACTGAAGTTATCCAAGTCGGTCAGATTGTTTCGTGGATAAGATAGCGGCTGATAACGCTCTACCATATCACCCATTAACTGAGATTCTTTACTAGCGATATATTGGGCAGCTTTGATTAGCTGTATTCTGAAAGCATTAGTATCTTCAACCGTAACGCCAAAGCCTTCAGCGTAGGCTGTGTATTCAGCTATAGTCACATAGGTGTTAGCACCTGCGATAATAGAGCCATTTTCAACAATCAAGGTAGCCATTTAATATCCCTACTTGCCTTTCGGCTTCTTTTTCTTGCCTTTGTTGTACATAAAATCACCACTTAACTTTATTTGACCAATACGCGCCGCTCATCTTACCTTTTTTTATGTTTTCAGCGTGTCTTGCCTGAAACGAAGCCCTGCGAGCAGCATCAGCTTTACTTTCGTTAGCGCGTTTAGGTGAACCTGAAACTCCCTGTTGTCCGAAGCGAATCGTTTTTATTTCATCGCCTTCTTTAGCGACAACAACATGAGATTTGGTCGGATGATTAGGAGTGCGCTTTGGTTGGTTGTACTTATCCAAACCTAAACGAGTGAGTCTTGAATCTTTTGCCATGATAACCCCAGAAAGGGAAAAGGGGAGCCGAAGCCCCCCGTTCCGTTTAGCCGAGAAGTACAGCAGCGAAGTCAGGCTTCCATACTTTGTAGCCGTACAAGCAAGACACATCAAACATTGCCTTGTTGTAGCCTTTGTATGCAGCTACTTCAAATACCAGACCGCTAACTGGGTCTTGTACTGTCAGACGGTCAACCGCAGCGTCACCGCCGGCAGGCTGTGCCATTGGACGCATACCGATTTCAACAGCCGCTTTATGGAAAGCGATGTTAGCAGTAGAGCTATCGCCAACAGTCAGAGCAACGCCATCAGCGAGAGTTTCGCGTAGACCAGTAGCACCGATAGTTACAACACCACCTGAAAGAGCGCCAGTTACGACATACTTGTTAGTATCACCCGCGAAAGTGATTACATCACCTGCGAGAATAGTACCAGTACCGCCGTCAACTGTAATTGCAGTAGCGCCAACAGCGTAAGTGCCGTCAGTGATGTAGCTTGCGCCAGTGCCTTTGGTGTGGCTTGCAATACCCGCAGACTCTTTAATCATTAAGCCTTGGAGGTCGAGCAAAGTGCCTTGACGGAGCAGGTCGCTAGAACCCGCAGTATTGACTGACTGTAGTGAAGCGAGCTGACGCAGGTTAGTACCCGCAACGCTGTTCATTACAATAGAAGCCATACCGTCATTTGAAGGCATACCGTTATCTACGAGAATCTGGCGAATCTCAGCAACTTCCGCAAAGTTACTAGCAAAAGGAGTAGTTCCCGCAGTACCGAAAGCGCGTGAAGCATTCTTAGCTACATCCGCAGCAACTTCAGCTTCGATTTGGTTAGAGATAGCGCGCATAGCTTGCTGAATCTGGTCACCGTAGATAGTTTCAAAGCCTGCGCCATTGTTAACGTGCTTCATATCTTCGCCTGTCCACGGAATCTGAACAGAAGCTGTAGTGCTAAGAGCCATTGTCTTATTGTCTACAGTTTGGTCTGTGCCTTCAGGGATAGTCATTGAAGGTGAAACGGTTGTAACAGTCGCATTACGAGTAGCGAAAGAGCGGATAGTATCGCCCTGTGCCGCACGAGCAGTTGCGTCTGAGTTAATTGTTGCTGAAGGGATAACACCAACAAGCTCACGGCCAACAATGTCTGCCGCCTTGTAGATGTCTGCCGCTAAGTCAGTTAGAACATTAGCCATGAGAGATTACCTTTAATCGTCTTTAAGTTTACCGCCGTTTTTGGCGAAGTTTGCGCGTTGCGCTTGGTTCATTCGGTCAAACTCCGACCGACTCACTTCATTGACTCCAGCCCCGCTAGATTCATTGCCACCTGTACGCC